ACTTCATAAACTCAAACAACGAGGTAAGGAGGACGTTCAACTCAAGAGTCATTTTGATTTTGACATCTCTGGGGTAAAGGCTTTACAGGAAGATTTTTCAAAAAAGGTAGAAACCGCAACGAAATTATCACGGATGGGATTTACCTCCAACGAGATCAACCAAAGGCTGGAGCTCGGGTTTGACGAGGACAAGCCGTGGCGGGATTCCTGGTGGGTACAGCAGGCCTTCGTTCCGGTAGGAGAAGAGTTTGGGCAGGAGGAGCCCGAGAAACCACCAGTAGAAGAACCAGAAGTAGGAGAAGGAGACGAGGACGACGAGCAACCTGTCGAGATTCAACCAGCGGCTCCTGCCGGAGATCGTCAAATATCAAAAGCTCGGCAATTACAGTGGACTCGATTCACAGACCGTATGAGTCCCATAGAAGGTAAGTTCCAGGGAAAGATAGAACGGTTCTTCTGGGAGATTCGAAGAAAGAGTCTCCGGTATTTGCTTAAGTACCATGACCCGGAGGGACTGATGCGGGAAGAGTTCGACGAAGAAACTAGGAACATGGTCAAGTGGGTTCGTCCCTTGTACCGGGAAGCCCTCGCTGCGGGTATACGGTCTGCCTCAGAAGAGGTGGTGGAAGCTCTTACGGAACTGGAGGAGCAAAAGCGGGGGGTAAAGGAAAAGGGGTTAAAGGCTACGTTCTCTATAGATGTGGATTTCCTTATGGACGAAGACCCCGAGGTGCTTAACTATCTCATGGAACGCATCGACCGTATCGGAGTGGGCAAACGCAAAGAAGGGCAACTCACCGAGACCGTGCGCCGACAGATAGTGGACGCATTACATGAGGGAATGTCAAAAGCCGAGAGTATTTCCGAACTGGCAGACCGTATAAAGGGCAAACTCAAAGGGAACGTTTCTCGGGCCAAGACCATCGCCCGGACAGAAACCATCTCCGCAGCCAATCATGGCCGTAACTTGACAATCAAGCGTAGTGGGTTTACCCGCAAGTTGTGGATTACCTCTGGGGATGAACTGGTTCGGGATACTCACAGGGCAATGGAAGCTCATCCTTCTGTTGAGATGGACGAGCCGTGGATTGTAGGGGGCTGTTCGTTACGGTATCCCTGTGACTACGAGGCTGGATGTCCCTCCGAGACCATTAACTGCCGATGTACAGAAGCCGTGGACCCGGACTCGCATCCGGCGTTTCAGGAAGAGCCGCAGATGGTTCCCCCAGACGAGGAGTTTCCAGAGACGAGTCCAGCTAAAGAAAAGGTATCTAGCAGGATTGATATTAATAAGATTAGTGGCACAAAATTGAGAGTGTCAGAAACCGAGAAAGCCCTGAGAACCATCGACAAAGTCCATGGGATGCCAATGATGGAAAAGACCAAATTGGTCTTTGAATCCATGGAAAACCACCTTGGAGTGTATAATGCTGCATTAGGCAGAATTGGAATTAATGCGGACATTTTCACATGGGATCTAAAGGAAACGGTGATCCACGAAGTCGGACATATGATAGACAATAGGGTTTTTGGCTATGGCCTGTTATTAGGGAGTGCCGATTTGTCTGAAATGAAGATTTGGAGAAAAGCTATTGAGAAGAGCGATTCATTCAAACATTGGAAGCACTTGAACCGTGCTGGGCAATTCAACGTTCCCACTCCATCCGGTAAGATGCGATCTGTGTCTGTGAGTTTCGATTACTTAAAAGAGGACATTCTAAAACAAGAGGAACTTTGGGCTCGAAGTTATGTTCAATATGTGGCCACAAAGACGAAAAACAAAGCTCTTCTTGAGAAGATTCTGTATGAGTTTGAGGATGACATCTATGGATATAGAGCGGGATATTGGAGTGAAGAAGATTTTAAACCCATATATAGGGCTATTGAAAATCTTTTGAGGGAGAAAGGGTTGATTGAATGAACATACAGAAACTTAGCCCTGGTTATGAACGATTGGCCGAAGAGATTATTGATAGGGTTGGGGAGCCTGTCGATATGTCTTCTGAGGAAATGACCGAGGATGAGGCGATTTTGGTTGCTCGGTATTTGTTTGGAATGAGCCATTGGAAGGCAAAATATATGATCGCCATAGCTAAGGGGAAGATCAAAGGGGACATTATTACTGAGAAACCGAAGGAGTAATGAAACATGGCTTACGAACTCAAGGACAGGCAAGGGAACGTAGTCCAGCGGGACGGGGAGACTGTGTTTATCTCGGATGCTGAGACTGCGGTACGGAGTGTAAACCTGGACCGTCGAGAGTTGACCATTATAGGGTCCACGGAGGCCAAGGACCGTGACGGAGATGTGATCTTGATGAAGGGGTGGTCATTTGAAAACTACTCCAAAAACCCGGTGTTTCTATGGGGACACAACTATTCCTCCGTTCCCATCGGGGCCACCAAAAGGCTCATTCGTCGTCGGGACCCTGCCCGTCTGGAGTTCTTGGTACGGTTTCCCACGGAACCCGGTGTGTATCCGTTTGCGGATATGGTTTTGCAACTCTATGCGGACAAGATCATCAAGGCTTCTTCTGTGGGATTTATCCCTCGCAAGTGGGAACCTCTGGAGAAGGACGAAGAGGAAGATTCCATGATGTATCGTCCTGGCCGGAGGTTTTTAAAGCAGGAGCTTCTGGAGTTGTCCGGATGTGCGGTGCCCTCCAACCCAGAGGCCGTGACGGATATGCTCAAAGGGTACGAGAGATTTGAAAAACTAAAAGAGCCCTCCAGGGAAGGTATTATTGAACTGTTACTAAACGGTCCGTCCGCAGGGGCCGAAGGGGAACGGGAAATCAAGGAAGCCGTACAGGAGGAGAGCAAAGACATGGAATTCGTGGACGAGCTTGAGCCGTCCAAACACTTCGTGCCAGAGAACTACCCAGAGGAAGAAGAAGGAAAGGAGGTGGAAGATGGGATGCAAGGGAATGAGGAGCAAGGGGGGAAAGGTGAGGAAATCGACGATACCCCGGAAACAATCAAGTTCCGGGTCTACGAAGAGGACCCAGAAGGGAAGACGGGGGAGATGACGATTTTGGATGGAGAGGAGTTAAAGCCCGAGGATGTGGAGGAACGCCCCTACCCAAATGAACATGCCTGTAGGCTGAATCCACCGGGCAAGTATGATCGATTTGCTCGGAGGAACTGTTACAAGAAATCAGACGGTAAATGTATCGACTATATCTTTGGTATCAAAGAGGATACCTCCGAAGTACAAGCCCTGCGGTACAAGAAGGATGTGTGGACTGCCTCCGCAGCCAAGTCCCACTGTTCCGGTAATAAGGGCACGTTCGAGGCTGCTGCGGGAAGTTCCGTGGAAATTGATGAGAGGTATGTGGAGATAGAGCAGTATTTGAAAGAGGGTATTGACGATGTGCTAAAGCCTGTGTTTCTCGTATTGAACGAAGAAACCGGACAGGTAGAACTCGTCGAGCATATTTGTGAAGAGATGGATAAGGAACCCAAGGAAGCAGATTCCCGTTACTGGGAGTCCATGCTTGAAACCGAACAGCCCTCCGCCATTATTACGCAAGGCAAGGAGGTCCCAGCAACACAAAATCCGCCCGAAAAGAAGTCAAAACTCGTTCTCACCTCGGTAAAAGAGGATGAGGAAATTAGGAGCATTGTGCGGGGACTTAAAAGTAAGTTCCCGAAACTTTGGGAGGTAAGTTCAAAATGAAGCACTACTTTAAGAAGGACGAAGCGGGCAACCTCATTCTGGTGCCAAATCCAGAGGAGGGTGCGACGTACCTTGATGCCGATGGTAACGAGGTAATTCACGAGGTGCCTCGTGCTCCTGCTGTTCACACGGATGACAACCCGATCAAGGAACTTACAGGTCTGATTACTTCGATGGCAGAGAACCAGAACCGGGTTCTGGAGCGGGTTGATTCGATGGAGACGGCAATCGCTATGTACCGTGAAGCTGCGGCACGAGGCTTTCCAATTCAATCCCCCCAAGCACCTGCTGGGGTCACACCGGACGATACGAAGGACATTTTTAAACCGTTCGATCTGGCCAAGCAGGGTAAGGACTTGATGGATAAGTTCAGGCATCCCGGCTACCAAATCCAGAACCACGAAACTCGGGAAGAGGTAGCCAAATGGATGATTCTGTTCGTCAAGGCCGGTTTTTATCAGGACCCTGTAGCTATGCGAGAAATCAGGGAACGGTATCCCAAGCAAGGAGTTACCAAAACAGCTATTGGAGATTCTGGAAATGAGTTTCCTATTCCAGATATTGTGGATTCCGAAATTCTGCACTTCATGCGGGAACGATCCGTGGCCTTACAGTATGCTAGGGTTTGGCCCATGATTTCGGAAAAGCAGAGCTTTCCACAAGAAGTCTCCGGGGTAACTCTTGGGTGGGGTAACACAACCGCTAACTCCGACCCTACAATCTCCGAGGTAGAACTGGACGCTGAGGAACTTTCTGCTTACTCTGCGGTTCGAAACACCACCTTGGCAGATTCTAGGTCGGATATTGTCTCATGGTTGACTGAGATCATGGCAGAAGCAGCGGGACAAGAGCTGGATAACTGCACTTGGAACGGGGACGGAACCTCGACCTATGCCAGTGTGTATGGAATTCTGTCCTCCTCCTGTGGGTATTCCGTTGTAATGGCTTCTGGGTCCACGGCTTTTTCCAATCTCACAGGTGATCATCTCTCGGAGATGATCTCGAAGCTTGATGGGTTGAAGAAGCAAGGAGCCCGATTTCACATGAACGGAGTACCGTTACATTTCGTCAGAAGTCTGAAGGATTCTTCCAACCGCCCGATTTTCACAGAGACTATCGGTGGAGGAATTCCTGGTACGATTTGGGGGTATCCGTACTCAGAGGTAATTCAAATGCCTTCGACTTCTGCGGCCAATACCGCGTTTCTCTCTTTTGGGAATCTTCGGTATTGGGCTATTGGGAGGCGGCTAGACACTGCCACACTTGAGGTCAACCCCTACGCATCTACTGCGTGGACCACGAACCGTAAATGGTTCAAGCTATATCAACGGTGGGCACTCAAATTCGGATTACCGAACGGATTTGTGAGGCTCTTGACTGCATCATCTTAACGTAAGGATTGGGGATGGGGGGAGGCTGCCCCGGCCCAATAAGGTTTGGAGGGACTCCCTCCTCTTCCCATCCTTGCCATTAAAGGTCGGTGCCCCCATCCCCAATTTTGTTGGAGGATTTTAAAAAACCATGATTCGAGACGAAAATCGCAGAAAAGTAAGCGAAGAGCCAGCTTGGATTTGTTTGGGATGTGGCACTGAGAATTGGTTTTATAGATTGAAAACTGGACAGGGAAAGTTGGTCTGTCGTAAGTGTGGTAATAATACTTTCCGAGAACGGGAAGGAAAGCTCATAGTGGAAACTAAACCAATCAATAGAGGAGGGAACGTAATATGCAAATGATATGTGCGGAGTCAAGTTGCTCCAATAGTATCTCAATTTCTACTTACGAAAATCCAGTATCTCTTGTTTGTCCTAAATGTGGATCTTTGAGAGTTTCTTTTGAAGTGAACGTACAGATTTTAGAACCATCCAACAAATCAATCATTGGAAACTTACAAGCAGGTAAAGTCATAAGTGCAGATGATTTAAGAGATGTGCGTGTATCCCCATGGAGGAGGGCTTTTATTGTACAGCCATTACCTTTACAAAAAACAGACATAGAACCACGAAGACCTATTGAGCCGCTGAGCATGTTGGAAGCCGAAGACGACAAGACAGTTATTGAGCAGCCAACAGGAATTGACGCTATTCCAAAACCAAAACCTGTTGTAACAAAGCACAAAAAGCGTAGAGGCAGACCTCGCAAAGAGATGAGGCCCGTAACATGATAATCAAGGGTAAATGCACTAATTGTGAATCATCCATAAACATTGATACGGGCAGAGCAGTAGACATTCGCTGTGCTAGTTGTGGTAACGGATTTCGAGTTTACAAAGCAGATGACAATTCTCCTGTATTACAAGCTAGGTGCTTGGAACATGGCACAGCATTTGAAGTTCCGATGAATGAGCCTATAGAGGCTTGCCATTTTTCGGATCGCAGGAAGTGCTGGAAGATAATGTTTGAGTACAGTTTAAAAGAAGCTGTGTGTAAGGACACAAAATGGGCAAAGAAAAACAAAACAGCTATTGTCATGTTGTGCTGGAATCGGTCTAGGTACACAAAGGCCTGCCTGAAGTCCATTAGACGATTTACGGCCCTAGAGGAATATCGGCTTATTGTGGTAGACAATGGCTCCACGGACGACACTATTCCATTCTTAAGAGAAAACCTTCTGGAAGGGGAACTTCTCATCTTCAACCCTCGGAATGTTGGGTTTCCAAAGGCCAACAACATGGCCCTCCGACACATAGAGAAAGAGCCCTACGTTCTGTTCCTCAATAATGATACTCAGGTACAGGAATCTGGATGGCTAAAGAAAATGATTCGGGCTATGAAACGGGACAAGTTAGACATCGTAGGGCCCATGTGTGCCCGATGTTGGCTGTACAGGACGGTGGACACAAACAAGCTCATATACTGTTTTGAAAAGGAAGTGGACGACCCGATGACGAAGCTCGGGTATGTGGAGGGGTGGTGTCTGATGGCTCGGCTCACGGCTCTAAAGAAGCTCAAAGGATGGGATGAAACTTTCTCTCCGGCCTACTGCGAGGATTCGGACTTGTGTTGGCGGGCCAAGGAAGCTGGCATGAAAATCGGCAAAGTGTGGGACCTACCTATTATCCATTATCGAGGCAAAACCACAGACCAGCTCGGGAACGTCCCTCGGTTGAGTGAAGAGATGGGCGAACTTTTGCACAAGCGCTGGGGTAAAAACAACACCATCGTCTTGAGACGCAAGGGAGCTATCGGAGATGTGCTAATGACAACTCCGATAATTCGGCAGATAAGAGAAAAACATCCAGATGCGGAACTGCTTCTGGCCACGGATTGTTCTCAACTCATTCAAGGCAATCCGTACCTGACTGGAGTCATTCCGTATAAGCAAAAGGTAGATGTGGAAGGACTTTTGGATGTAAAGCTCCGGTATGAATTGGAACCCGAGAAGAACGCTATTGAGGTAATGTCTATACAAGCAGGTTTAAATCCTAAAAAGATAAGTCTAAAGATGGATTGTTTCATAGGTACTCAAGACAATCACTTACTGAAAAAGGCCAACCTAGACAGACTTGTCACATTTCATACGGGCCGTAGTTGGCCGAATCGGGAATGGAGCATCGAGAATTTCAAGAAGACAGCCAAGTGGCTGATGAAGGAGGGGTACTTCGTAGTGGAGCTGGGAGATGGGATGACCCAGACGATGAAGCTAGGGATGAATGGCAGATCAATGGATGCACGCCGTAGGCCATGGGAACACACAGTACGGTGGATACGAGAGTCTCAGTTTTTTGTGGGCATTGACTCTGCTCCGGCCAACGTGGCTAAAGCTGTGGGGACTCCGGCTTTCATCATCTACGGATGCACAGATCCCGAGACCCGTAGGGCTGATGCGGAGGAGTACCCTTTGGTGGTCGATGGGTTGCGGTGCGCTGGGTGTCGCAACCGGACAAAGGCCGAGGTGGTTCAGTGTGAGTATTCGGAGGCCCTCTGCGTAACCAAGTTGACAGTATCGAGTGTGCAGGAAACGATCCTCCAATTCTTGGAGAGAATGGCAGATGGACGTATTGATAATAACGGGGATGCCCCGCAGCGGAACCACGTTTCTGCATAGAGTGTTCAGTGGTTGGCGGTTCCCGGGTTTTTGGGCCGTTCCGGGAAAACCGGAATATGGTCGAACTGGAGTGAGCAATCTCTGGACCACGGATGAACCTCCAGCTTTGAGCAAAGTTCTACTGGACCAGAAGAATCCGATGCCTGCTTTGAGAGAGTTAGTCGGAATCTGGAGAACGTACGTGAACCGAGTATACCGACACGAAAAGGCTACCATTGTGTATAAGCATCCTCAGTTTTGTTTCACTCCATGGTTAGAATGGGTGTTGAGGGACCCATTGCTCAAAGTTGGGTTTGTTTTTTGCAGGAGGGGCGAGCAAGGGTGGTTGTCTAGCATGAACAGCATTGGTCCTGGGTCTTCTAACAATATTCACTATAAAGTTATCTGGGGTGGGCCATTTGATTATCCGCATGAGGAGCAGGAACGGTTGAAATACTTCTATGGCAGGCTGGATATGTGTATAAGAGGGGCTTCTAGGCAGATACCCAATGACAGGAAGACGGTGTTTGAGTTCGAGCAGCCGGAGGAAAGTCTTCACCGAGTGTTGGATTTCGTTGGGGTGAGGGGAAAGGTTCCGCACTTGATGGATAAGTTTTG